GAGCGCGACAAGGTTCCGGTGTCGTTCATCACGGGATGGGTGAAGCGTCGGCCCCAGCGGGATTTGCGTTCCGGCCACGGCTTGCCGCTGCCGTAAAAACCGCCTTCGGCGAAACTGGTGCGGAACCGACTTATGGAGTATTCGCCGGCCTTTGTCACGAAGTCGTGGGTGTTGAACTCCATCTTGTTAGGCAAATACCGGCCGTTGCCTTTCGGCGCCCACTGCTCGCAGAATTGTTCAAGGGTGATTCTCATGGCTACGGATTGGTATCGGTTTGTTTTACGCCACGGGGATGACCGTAGCGTTTGTAATATTCCTCGTCCGACATGATGCCCCGGTCGGATGAGCTTCCACCGACTGCCACACTGCCTCCGCCACCCATGCCGGGTATCACATTGAGCTGCTTGCCCACGACGATGCCGAACTCTTTCTCTATTTCATCCGCCGCCACCTCGTACTTGTCCGTGATGAGCGAGTAGAGCTTAATACGGTCTTCGTTATTCATGTCGATGCGGTTGGAATACTTGAATTCCAGTCCGGCGGGGATATAGCCCATCGCCACGAGCCGGGGGATGATCTGCTCGTTCATCACGTTCTCGATATAGCGGCGATATACCTCGATGCGGTCGCGGAAGATGTCCTGATGCGCCTTGGTGGAGCCGACATACGACTGCATGCCTCCGGCCATCGATTCGGAGCCGAGAATAAGGTTCGAGACCTCCTTGTTGGCGAACTGAATCAGTCCGGTATATATCTTCTCGCTGTTGGACATGGTGAAGGTCTTGATATCAACTTCATCCTCCAGCCCCGTTACGATGATCTTATTCTGAGCCGCATTGGAGATGTCCTGTGCCAGACGCTTGCGGTCCATATTGTTTTCACTGACGGTCTTTCCGTGAATAACCGGCTGACCATACGAATGACTGAAATTCAAATAGTTAGCAACCGTAAACTTTTTGGCGAGAATCAGCGGCGTCGTGGCCGAGAAAAGCCCGAGATCTCCCGTCTTGATGAGCACATAACGCTTCCGGTAGGCGGCCGAGTGAATGTCCCAGTGCGGCAGCCACAGTCCTTGCCGTTTGACGACAATGCCCTGTTCGGGTAGGACGTTGCGGCGTTCGATACTGTTTACCTCCTTCAGCCGTCCCGTCTCAGGATCGGTATCGGGCATGATTTCCAGCAGCGTATAGCCGTAGAGCTTGGCCTCGATGATGCCTCGGATGATTTTGTCGAACTGAGAACCCTGTATCTTCTGGCTCTCTTTCACATCCTTGACGTATTTGCCCTTGTCGTTCAAACGGGCGAGCATAGCGGTCTCCGAGTATCTGGCTTTCGAGTGTCTCGATGACCGCGCGGATGTGCGCATCCTGTTGCAGGCACGCATCGTACAGGTCGATCAGACGCGCCCGGTCGTCGAGGATGGTTCCCAGCAGCATGTTCGAGCGCACCGAACGGTAGCGGTTGTGCCGTTCGATTTCCCGCACGTATTCCTGAATCGTTTTTTTCGACGTGTGGAATATGCTTTCGAGCAATTCGCGGTTAAATGTTCCTTCTTCCTGCATTTTTTTCGGGTTTCAAAAAGAATAGTTTGATCCCGAAAAAATGGGTTATCTGCCCCCTTCAGACCATACGAACAAATCGGCTCCAATATGTTCGGTTTACCATACAAAATAGGCGGACGGTTACTTATAGATTTTTGGCCTGTTTTTGCACTCGAAATGCGATTGTAAATACCTATGAATGAATTATTAACGATAAAATTTATCGGCAAATTTATAGTCAAAATCGAGCCGAAAAGTATATATTTGCCTGCAAAATTCAATATTTTGAGAAAATGAGAAGAATAGAAAATCATCAAGGGTTCAGACTTCGGTTCGGCGAGTTTCCGGATTTGCTGTTCGTCGTCACTGATACCCGGACTTATTTTGACATGACACACTTCCTGCAATCCATGAAGCTGGACCCGGAAGAAAAGATTGCTGAATTTACCACAGGATTCGCCTTGTGGATAGACCATCTGGGCAAGATGTACGGCATACCGCCGGACGAACGCTTCGCCGTTGATACCGCTACGGGGCACTCTCTGGCGGAAGAATCTTTCGCCCTGCCGTTCCTCTGCTGTGTTGATCCCGTATTCGGGGTGTACCTGCTGGACAACATGTCGCAGATGCTGTTGACCGGAATCGCGTGTTCAGACTCCTACATCCTAATGCAGGCGCAGCAGCGGTTTACCCATGAAGAACTGCTTTCCACCCCAAACACCGATGAGCTATGAAAACGAAAGGTCCATTTTTACCGTCGAAGCAGTTGCTGGTCTTCAACGGAGCGTATGTACTCATCGCCGTGGTGCGCTCGCTGCACAGCGCGGCGGATTTTTCAGGCATCAACCTCCAAAGCATATCGTTCTCCTGTACCGGGAAGTATGTAGCCACTGGAGGCTTCTATTTCCGACATGCGCACCCCGATGTGCAAATCGACCTGTCGGACCTCGACAACCTGACATTGCAGGAATACGACCGCCTTTGCGGTGTGGAGCGCCGCTATTTCACCGTGCGGGAGATCGCCCACAAGCGACAGGCGTATGAGGAACGGCGCAAGGAGTTCCGGAAATTCTGTAAACAACGTGATTTAGAAGAGAAAGAGAATGAAAAATAATACAAGATGAAAAGCAATGCGATACTATGTGAAGAGTACCCGGTCAGGGTGCTGTTCAACGATGACAAAACCTTGGCATGGGTAAACCTCCATGACCTCTGCAAAGTATTGGGGCGCGAGGAGATGTTGACCGACAAGGCGGCTATCCGCCAGTTGCCCTCCAGTATTCAGATTCCGTTCCGCAAGAAAGGACGCGAGATGTGGGCCATCAGCCCTTACGACGTCTATAAGCTGATCCGGCCCATGCGGCGCGAAAACTCCATCGCGGCAAAGAAGTGCGCCGCAGTGGAGACGTGGCTGAACGAACTGCTCGAAGACGCGGCCATACAGTCTGCCAAAGCGACGCGACCCGCACAGCAGGAAGACGTGGTGTTCAGCTATCAGGACCATCCGATCTCTTTTCGTGCTGCGAACAATAAGATGATGATAAACGCCACGCAGATGGCCCGCAGCTTCGGAGTTTTGCCCGCAGAGATACTGCGCAAGGCGGATTTCGTCCGCTATCGCCAACATCTGGTCGAGAAGGGCATCTCGGAAAGCCTCGACAGCCAGATTTTTACCACGCGCGGCCGTAACAACGGGGCGACATGGATCGATGAAGAGCTGGCGATGGAGTTCGCCCGGCAGTTGTCGCCGGAGTTCTCGCAATGGTGCAACACGAAAATCAACGAACTGATGACACGGGGCTATGTCACATTGGAACCCAGACCCGAAAGCGGCATGGGCACTACCGAGAATCTGCCCGTGCCGCAAAGCCTCGACGAGGCGCAGCAGTTGATTGTCGCCCAACGCCACGAAATACACCTGCAACAGGAACGCATCGAAGCCGATTCCTACAAGGTGGAGTTTTACGACAACCTGATCGAGGGTCGGGACTTCTATTCGACGACATGGCTCGCGCAGGAGCTCAATACGACACCCCGGCAGTTGCACCAGTTCCTTGCCGAGAAAGGCATCTGCAAGTTCTCGAAAAACCAGTGGATAGCCTTCCTGCCATACCGAAGCTGGCAAATCGACATGCCGTATTACTGGAATAACCTGCGCACCGGCAAGTGCTACGCGGCAGGAACACGGAAACGATGGAGCAAGATCGGCCGTGACCAGATTCTTGAACTCTGGAACAGGGAACCGCCTAAACGTCCAGAGCTGCCGTCCGGACGCCGTAGGGTGGAAAACCCGTACAGCCATCTGACGGAAGGCGTGGATTATTTCACACCCACACAACTCGCCCGGGAAATCGGTATCTCAGCCAACCGAATGAGTCAGTTTTTGGAAAATAGCGGCATTTGTCAGTTCGAGAAGAGGCAATGGGCTGTCCTGCCTGAATATCGGGAATGGCAAATCGACGTGCCGTACTACTGGACGAATCCCAAAACTCAGAAACGATGGGCATTCGGTACCCGTAAGCGGTGGTCACTACTCGGCAGGGAAAAAATCATCGAATTGTGGAACAAACGAAATGCCGAACAACAACCGGAAGAGACAGCATGAGCAAGGAACTGACCGAGAAGATTTCAAGAGCAACGGGGCGCTATCCCGTGAGCTGCGACTGTCCCCGTTGTCGGAGACAATGCCTGACGCCCTGCCTGGGTACACCGGAGGACATCTGGCGACTGATAGAGGCCGGATATGAAGAACGGCTGCGAATTACATTTTGGGCTGTCGGTATGCTGGTCGGAGCCATACCGTTCCCGATACTGATGGTGCAGGCCCTCCAGACGGAGCACGGCTGCATATTCTGGAAAAACGGGCTCTGTGAACTGCATGAGCTAAAACTCAAACCGACGGAAGGACGCCTGTCGTATCATATCCTCACGGAAGAGAGTATCTGTTTTAGTAAATCACTGAGCTGGAACGTGGCAAAAGAGTGGATCAACGTGGAAAACATCCCGCTCATTACCCGAATCCTGCAACGCATGGTAAAATGAAAACCGTATGAAACACAAAGGGAAAAGCAGCAGTTCATTCCGGCATCCGAAGCAGGTGCTGCTGTTCGGCCACACGCGCATACTGGTCGCCGTCTTCAAGTCGATGCAATCGTGCGCCGAAATCACCGGAACATCTGTCAAGACGGTCAGCCGGGCCTGCAAAGGCGAATATGCGCAGGCGGCGGGATTCTATTTCCGCAGGCTGCATCCAGACGTGGAGATTGAAATGGCAGACCTCGACACGCTCCCTCTGGAAGAGTATGACCGGCTCTGCGGCGAGGTGCGCCGCTACCTGCCCAAAGAGACGGTAAAGGCTTTCAGGGAGAAGTTCGAGCAAACCTACGGGCATAAAAAAAGCCCCGATGGGGGCTGACCGACAACTATTTCTAACTCTATAAAACAGAAAAGTAAGATGCAGTAATATTATATATACTATACTACTATCTTACTTTTCTCTTTTTATCTACTAAAAGAAAAACAGAGCGAACCCCTTTAGGGGTGAGCATTAAAGGGTATAAATAAACACTGGAGCGTAGCGGAAGTGCTTTATTTATACCCTCCATCTTGCTTCTTCTTTAGAAGAAGATAGAGAATACCGATACAGAAATTTCAAAGCGGGATTTACTTTTCCAGCAACAAGGTGACGGATAGCGGATGATTGTAAAACGGCTATCCCTTTAACGGATAACGGGACAGTTGTTCCTTCCGTTTATCCTGTAACTGTAAGGCAAGTTTTTTTATGCTCTCTTCATCGGTGGAATAATTACCGGCATTGGCTCGCTTTATATCCCTCCGTCGTCCTTTATCCGTCGTCTTGCAGACCTTCCAGAACTCTTTCAGGTAGTAATATACGGTCTCTTCAGAACGGGAAACAGCACCGACACCCAGCTCGCTGAAAAGATACCTCCGGAGTTCCTCCAGCGGTTCCCGATACCGGGAATAGTTTCCGTTATTGAAATACTTCGCACCTTTGGCCTTGCCTTGCTCGATAGTCCTGCATACCTCCCAGAACTCGTCCAGGTAGTAGTAGCCTTTCCCTGCCGGAGCCAGATAATTGACCGGCTCGATGCGCTTGTAAAACCCGTTCCAAAGGACACCGGCCTTTTCCAGTTCTTTCGCCAGTTCCTCACGCTGTCCTACATTGATTGGCTCCAGCTGGTAATCTTCTACCGGTCCGACAACCTCCCGCAGCGAATACCGCACTGTACCGTCCTCCGGTTTCATGCAGTACATGACAATCCGTCCCTCGGCATCGATTTCCCGAAACACGCCGTAGCCGATTTTCCGCCCCAATACGCTGATCTGGTACTGGACATTCTCTTTAGGCACTTCACGTGGCTTGATTCGGTTACGCCATCGGTTCCAGACCAGACCTTCCCTGTAAAGAGACCGTTGGAGGTGGAGAACCGTCTCCTTGTCGGCGATTTCCAACGAGGTGTAGTCGAAGCATCCGGAAGAGGCGTTCAGTTCATCACCTCTGATGGAGACGTACAGGCACACGGATTGGTTTACACCCACCGTTTCGACAATTCCCGAAATCCCTTGCCCTACAAGGTTCACGACATCACCGCGCCTGGGCGTATCCGTCTCGAACCATTGCCGGAACTCTTCGTATGTTACGGGCAACCGTTTGTCGGGTGTTGCGTCGATAGAGACGACAAAGCGTCGCTGGGCACAGAACTGCGCTATGGCCAGTTCATGCGTCTCATTCTTCGGTCTGTAACATCGGAAGAAATCATGGATTGCCGACTTGCTTTTACTCATCCGGTATTTGCATCTATAAATTATATACAGGTTTACTTTAGGCAAAGATAGAGATTGTCCGGGAAATGCGGGCTTAATTTATCAATTTTCTTTTTAGGGGAACCTAATAAAAGTTTCGACAAAAAATTCGATAATTCATTAGCGCACAAATTCCTATACAAGACTATATATGCGACCGCCTGCTTTGACATCCAAGCTCGGTATGTTTCAGCCGGTGACATTCTCCGCATAACCGTGTCTGCCATAACATGAAATGACAATCGTCAAAAGGATCCGCCAATGCAAAGCCGGCGGGTAAATGGATTCTTGCAAAGTCTGTCAATGACCTGACGGATTCTCCTGCTGCAAATCCTGTTCTATTTTGAACAAATAATCCCCCGAAACCGTGCCAAACTTTGAACAAAAAAGTCAGAGCCAAAAATGGGACTTGAAAATCAGGCCGTAGGGCGCGTATCGAATCCGCACCAGGGGTAGTACCCACCCCGTTATTTTCAAAAATTATTAGTACATTGTTATTCAATTATTTACAACCTTCACTTTGTAGAAAAGTGAAACTAAAAGCCTATAAATAGACCTTTGTTTCTTTCGGATTGAAAGCAAAAAAAAATTCTCCCTTGTTTTTAGTCTGTTTTTTAACTCGCAAATAATTGACTATCAATATATATAGTTTTTCTTTCAGTCTGTTTTTGAGCGTTGAACCCTATATTTTTTTTGAAAAAATTTTTTCTTTTCTGCAATAGGTTGATTTTCAATCAAATAGGAATAACCCTCGCGCGCGGGCGTCCACTCTCATTTTAGAGCCGTTTTGTCAGTCGGACGAAAAAAATTATTTGGAGGATTGAAAAATTTGTTTTAGAGTTGAATTGAACCCGAAAGGGAAACAGCCCCGACAAACAGACGGGGAAAACAGAAACAAAAAATATACAGACTTTCAAAAGCGACACAACCGCAACAAGTCTGTAAATAGTAAAAACAAAAAAAGTCAGTAAGTAAGAAACAGACAGCAAAAACCGCAACAGCGAGAAAACAAAAGCCTTTTTTGTGGGAAACCTATTTTTGAGGCTTGGAAAATCAAAAATTCGTCCGTGCGTTTTGGAACGCTTAAATAGGGTGTCAAACAACCACACCGAGCGGAACGGCAAACCAATGCCGCAAGTCGGAACGGTCGAAATACGTGTATTTTGTCCGCATACGCAAAGCCCGTGATTTTGGGAGGGCGAGAGTCGTATGGAAAAGGGAGGCGATAAAATAATGCCATAAGTCTGCCCTTGCGCAGCCGGAGATAAAAATCGCTATGCGGTAAAAACAATCCGCACGGAGCTTGAGAAAAGAGCATTGCCAATGTCATGCCCACAATCACCAGCCGCCAACCGCCCTAATGTTAGCTGCCCCGTTGGAAAAGACGGGGGACGTGCCAAAGAAGCACCCGTCGAAATTGGAGTATGTCGGGCTTGCCATGACAGCGGATAATCGTCTTTGCGTGTGAACGATGCAAATATAGGGCTTTTTTCCGAAATAGCGAGTATAGGGCACGTTTTAGTGAGGTGCAAATTGAGATGAAATCTGCACGCTATCGGGTGAAAGGTAGCGTGCGATTTTTGGGCACGCACAGGTCGTGCCGTTTTGCCATCCGCAGAACGTGCGGTTCGATTCCGCAGTGCCCTCAATATGCACTATCGCATAGAAACCAACTAAATTTTATCATTATGGCAATCAGTAAGTTAAATGCAGAACAGTTTGCAAACATGGCAGTTAATGCCGCAGGTGTGGTTTTCGAGTATGCCGGCAAAGACGGCAAAAACACGGCTATGCACTTTTTCGGTGCCGATTACGAAGCGACCGTGAAAACGCAGGACGAAATGTTCCGTGTACTGCGCAACGTGGTAACGACATTCTGGGAAGTGAAGACCAAAGAATCGCTGCTCCGTGAATCGAATGACGGTATCCGCTCGAAACTCCGTGCAGGAACTCCGCACCGGCTCATCATTCGCACCTCCGCAGGCATTACGGTCAAAGTCTTCGACCTCGATGCAAGCGTATGGGCGCGAATCGGGTTAATGCCGACCAAAAAGGACTTGGAACGCTCCGCCCGCGACCGCAAGAAGTACATCCACAATGCCACCAAAGCACTCATGGAGGCACTGAATTTCCGTGTGGAACTGCCCAAGGACATCGCCCAGACCGAAGAGGTGCAGACCGAACAGGTTGTCGCCGAAAGTGCGACGCCCGTAGCCGAAACGGTGGCGGAACAGCCTGCCCGCAGGCGTGGCAGAAAGCCGAGAAACGGAGCGGAACCCGTAGCTGTTGCAGCGTAACGGCATAACGAACCCTATACAATCGAAGCA